TTCATTATTAACAAACCATTCTCTCTCATAGGTATCAAGCATTATATAGTTAGCATAAAAGTCAATATTAGGAGATCCAATACCCACCGTACCAAACTTGATTTTAATTTCAACTTCGTGATACTGCAAAGCGATCAATGGTAAAGGTGTATAATCACAGAAGAAGAAATGTAATGGAAGTATTGTTGAACTGAGAATATAAGTTCTAGTAGTATCATCGTTTTGATTATTGGTACATACAGCCATAGCCTTGGCACCGGAATCGCACAAAAACTTTTGCCAATGAAGAGCCATGAAAGTTGCGTCTTGGCGATCTATGAGCTGACCGCCGATATAGAGTTCGAAAATTGCAGGACTGGTTGAGTCTGCGTCGATAAGATCACCGCCAACAGTCGTCCCTTTAAGGTCCAACCAAATGTAACTCAAAAGGTCACCTTTATTTGGAATCTTTAAAGTAATCTCACTATTGCCCGCGACAGTTCCAATCGGCGTCAACTTGACTGGCTTCATCGCAAAGTTGGTGTGTCGTGCGTACTTCTGACGAAAAAAAGAAACCTCTGGCTTTCCTGTGAGGTAGGCGTCCTGGACACCCTTGGATACTAGGTCGACTAATGCTCCGGACATTGTTTACTGTTATAGGATATTAAAAATTTTAGGCTATTATAACACAAAGAGGAACCATGCCGGTGTTTCAAGCACTCAACTGGGAATCTAGAGATGTCGATGGCGAGCACCTCGTCAGTATATTCGGACGCGCGGAGGATGGTAGGTCCGTGTGCGTGACTACAACATTCAAACCATATTTTTTCATCAAGTTGGCCAAGAACTCCACAGAAGCTAGCGTGAGAGCCCTATGGCAAAAGGTCAGCAAGTTTGGACCCGAGTCGTACGACATCCTAAGGTCAAAAGACGTCTGGGGATTCCAAAATAACGAAAAATTCCCATTCATGAAGCTTAACTTTGCGACGCTCGAACAGATGCGTAAGTGCGATGGAAAGCTGCGGTATCCTCTGCAAGGGGATTCTCATACCGTAAAAGTTTACGAGTCTAACCTGGACCCCGTGTTGCGGTTTATGCATCGTTCCGGTATCAAGTCTACTGGGTGGCTGGATACCGGAGAGAACTGCTCAAGGGCCAACCTGAGTCGGTGCACCATCGACCTGTTCTGTAACGATTGGAAGACACTCAAACCGGTCGAACGCGACGACGTGGCACCTTTCATAGTCGCTTCTTTCGATATCGAGACTTATAGTTCCACTGGACGTTTTCCAGATGCCGACATATCCGAAGACGCCGTGTTCCAAGTGGCCTTCACACTGAAGCGCCAGACCGAGGATGACATTTACAAAAGGGTGTGTCTGTGCTTCAAAGAGACCGAAGGGATTAACGTGAGGTCTTTCAAGACGGAGCGCGACCTTCTAATGGCTACTCGGGATTTCATATTGGAGAACGACATAGATATTCTCACCGGATGGAATATTTTTGGTTTCGATCTGGAGTACCTGTGCAAGAGGGCGGCCATCAACGGGTGCGCGGAGGAGTTTTCTCATCTGGGAAGATTGAAGGATGTCACGAGTGGAATGACCTACAAGAAGTTGTCCTCGAGCGCGCTCGGAGACAACATGCTCAAACTGTTACCGATGCCCGGTAGGTTCATCTTCGACCTATTTCACGAAGTCAAACGTGAGTACAAGTTGGACTCTTATAAATTGGACCACGTTTCGGAAATCTATCTCGGAGACCACAAGATTGACATGTCTCCCAAGGAGATGTTCGTGAGGTACAAGAAGGAGGACCCCAAAGAGCTCGGCGAAGTGGCCGCCTACTGTATCAAGGATACAGAACTCCCCCATAGGTTGATAGTCAAACTGTGCACTCTGTTGAACCTCCTGGAGATGGCCAAGGCGACCTGGGTCCCGATTCATTATCTGGTGGAGCGCGGACAACAGATCAAGGTGTTCAGTCAGATTTGCAGAAAGGCTCGGGATAATGGTTTCATGGTTCCGACCATCAGATGGGGTAAAGTGGCGCCCGAACAGTACGAAGGGGCCACGGTGCTCGAGGCTCAGACGGGCGCCTATTACGTTCCGATCACAGCCCTAGATTTTGAGGGTCTGTATCCATCGATAATGATGGCCCACAATCTGTGTTACTCTTCTTTGGTTCTTGATCCAGCCTACGACAACTTACCTGGTATCACCTATGAGAGTTTCGAGATTGAAGGAAAGGTTCACAGGTTTGCTCAGGGTGTTCCCAGTCTCATTCCGGACATCTTGGCCGAACTGAAGGCGTTCCGCAAACAGGCCAAGAAGGATATGGCGTCCTCCACAGGTCAGATGAAGCAGGTCTACAACGGAAAACAGTTGGCCTACAAAGTATCGATGAACTCAGTATATGGGTTTACCGGTGCTTCTCGTGGAATACTTCCGTGCGTTCCAATCGCAGCCACTGTGACTTGTGAGGGTCGCCACATGATAGAGCAGACAAAGGAGTTGGTCGAACGTGAATTCAAGGGCGCAAAGGTTAGATACGGTGACTCGGTGACACCAGATACTCCTCTTTTGGTGAGGGTCAATGGAATTGTTAAAACTGTTCGTATCGATTCACTCATCTCGGAGTACCAGAATAGGACCGACGGCAAGGAGATTGGGTTCGTTAACGCGGAAGTATGGACCGAGAAGGGTTTTACTTCTATTCAGCAGGTTGTGAGGCACAAGACTACCAAGAAGATTTACCGTGTTCTCACGCATACCGGAGTGGTGGATGTCACGGAGGACCACAGTTTGCTCCTGGACGACGCGACTAAGATTTCACCCAACAAAGTTACGCTGAACACTAAGCTATTGCACGGTGACTGTGTGCAAGCTCTTGTAAGTTCACAAGATATAGTCACACCGGAAGAAGCCAAAGTTATGGGTTTCTTCTACGGAGACGGTTCGTGTGGTTCCTACAACGGTAAAAACACTTGGGCTCTCAATAACTCCAATCTAGATTATCTATACGAGATGCAAGGATTATGTCCGTTCGAAACTAAAATTTATGACACGCTCGATAGTAGTGGAGTTTACAAGTTGAATGCGGTTGGTAACGTTAAAAATATATCTCAACGGTACGGAAATTTATTTTACAACACCTACAAGGAAAAGATCGTACCGGTGTGCATACTTAACGGTTCTGACGAGGTTGTTAGGTCATTCTGGGAGGGATACTACATGGCCGTTGGGGAAACTCGTTTGGACAACAAGGGAAAGGAAGGTGCGATGGGTATCTACCTATTGGGTAGACGCTTGGGATTCAACGTGTATCTGAACACTCGTTCAGATGAGTTGAATGTTTTTAGACAGACATGGACCAAGTCAAACTTTCGTAAGGACCCAACCGCCATTAAAAAAATTGAATATCTAGGTGAGACTGATGACTATGTCTACGACCTAACTACGGAGTCTCATCATTTCCACGTGGGACCAGGTGAGCTGGTGGTTCACAACACCGATTCAGTTATGGTTGAGTTCGACACCGATGGTCGTACCGGTCAGGAGGCCCTGGACTATAGTTGGCATCTTGGTGAAAAGGCGGCCGAGATGTGCAACGCGTTGTTCAAAAAGCCCAAAAATCTCGAACTGGAAAAGGTTTACTGGCCCTACATCCTGTACTCCAAAAAACGGTACGCGGCCAAGTTGTGGACCCAAGGTAAGGATGGTCGGATGAAGATGGACTACATCGATGTTAAGGGTCTCCAACTGGTCAGACGGGATAACATTCTCTACGTTCGGGAGGTCTGCAAGGAGATTTTGGACATCATATTGGACAGCGCGGACACAGAACCGGCCAAGCAGGTGGCCCAGTCCAGAGCCCTGGAACTTTTGGGCGGTAAGGTGCCGATGAGCAAGTTGGTCCTATCTCAGAAATTGGCCGAGTCCTACAAGAATGAAAATCTGGCTCACGTGAGGGTCCGCGACAAGATGAAGGAGCGAGAACCCGGTTCAGAACCACAGTCCGGAGACCGAGTCCCTTACGTGTTGGTCAAGACCGAGAAGAAGACCGCGACACAGGGCGACCGAGCGGAGGATCCAGGGTGGGTCGTCAAGCACGGATTACCTCTTGACTATGAGTACTACTTCACTAATAAGTTTATGAATCCTGTCTGCGACCTTTTAGAGCCATTAGTCGAGAATCCAAAGCAGACCATCTTCGGTGACCTGGTTAAAACCAAGGCCAAGAAGAAGGAAGGTGGTGACATTGTCGATATTTTTAATAAGTATAAACAGAAAGCGCAATAGAATATTAAGTAAAATGGGTGTCAGCGAAGGTGCTATCGCTCAAATTTTTCTGGCGGTCGATCAAGAGGTCAAGAAACAGGTGGAGGCTAAGTTGACCAAATATGCCGAATATATATCCAAGAGACACGATATATCTTTGAGGCTCCTCATTGAAGATATAAGAAACATGAATGAGGAGCCACAAAAGTCGAGTGAGTCGATATCAGGCAACCAGTGCATAGGTATATGTTCAAGTGGTAGAAGGTGCAAGCGTTCAGGTGGAAAGACTGGATACTGTCCTAATCACATCAGTCAGAAGAAGCCTGTGATCAAAACCACGAGCATCGAAAACTTGTGTAGACCGGTGGTGAGGCACACACACAGTCTGCCTCCCTTGTTTCTGGCGGGATGTCCGGCGTGCGAACGGGCTGGATCAGGAAAGTTACTTATAGAAATGTAATGTTACTCATATAACATATGAGTAAATCAGATACTCTTTTACAATCTATTCAAAGTTTTTATTCAGAAAAACATAATGCCGAGTGTCTAAGAGATATGTTGGAAAAACGCAAAGGCGTCTCTCTTAGAAACTTGGAGTGGTTCATCACAAATTATTCTAAAAAAACAAACCTGAGTTACACGACTTCTTCGGGCAAACAATTCACCGTCCACTGCGCCTACAAGTCGAGTCTGGATGGTTACAGCAAAAAACTCTTCGATCCATTTTGTCGTACGGACCGTTTCGAATTCAGCATTCCAAATACTAACGTGACCGTGACAACCACAGTCGCTCAGTTGAACTTCATCAAGTGGTGCATAAAGAACAATGTTATACAATATTTGGTGGATAACAAGGACCAACTTCTAAAGAAATGATAGTTGACAGAATCCATTCTCATATTTTAACACCGTGTACCCGAGATACATCATGTTAAGATTGTAACTATTGGATGACGCACTTCGTTTAATATTACCAGTTAGGAGTGTCTTGGATGAATCCATGACACTAAAATTGAGAGAACCGGTGGGTGTTGAGTTTCTTGGGTTTATAGCGAACGAGTACGAGTATATGTTTCTAATAGGTGAAGAGAACCGATGTATGAGAGACTGAGCGTACTTGAAATAATTAGCGCCTGTTATGTCTGTATTGTCTCTATCCGTAAAAAAATCCAATTGTTTGTTGCCGTTGAGATACAGTGTGGCATTCGTCATTATGTGGTGTTTGTATTCTTCGTATACGTTTGCAGTCTCACTGCTACAGAAATTATACCTTTGTAAAAAGTACGTGTTTGATGAGGCGTCCTCGTATCTCTGGTCTCTCATGAACCAATGAAAACATTTCACAGGTAGATTGTTTGTTAAAAAATTTTTAAACTGCAAAGGGCATCCGGTATTACCAGCACCGTTATCTATTCCGAGCGTCGGCTGTCTCGACACGTTATTGTATACCATGGTCTGCTTGTTGGCCCGATAAAAGTCCCTCTCCTCCTTGGACAGAGAGGATTCTTCGGTGACCAAAGTCACCT